CCAGTAGCATTACCTGATAAAGACATTGCCGCTATTGTTAAAATTTCGTCACTTGGAATATTATCTGTGTGTGTTGCAACCAATTTTCTGTTTACAAAAAAATCAACTTTACCTGTGCTTTGACAACGAATACTTAATGTGACATCAGTATCGTTTTCCATGTCAATGCCAGAATCTGTTGAGGTTTCTGTGCCATCTTTTTCTGTTTTACAAAGAATAGATGCATCACCATCATCTTTTTGAAACACAATTCTGTCTGTTGCTGTAAGCATAGCTTCAGGGTTAGTTGCAAAGTTAATAGTAAAACCAAAACATAGATCAGTGTCAGTTACATCAGATGTTCTAACTTTTGTTTCAAACCAAAGATCTTTGTTTGATTGCACTTGAAAGATTTCATTCTTTTGAATTGAAGCACCATCATTATCTGTTGTTGCTGTTGAGTTTAAGTTTACTAAACCATTCAGTTGATCTGCTGCAATTGCTACAGATGCACCTGAATCTTTTACGACAGTCCATCTGTGACCTGTGTTGGAATCAAATCCAATTCTATCAAAGTCATCAAAATAAACCACGTAATCTGGGTTTTTATCAATTGGTAAATTTTCAAACCATTTCTTTTCGTTGTTCTTACCTGCAAAAAGAATTGGTCCTGTAAAATGTACTCCTGCCATTTTTTCTCCTAGTTTAAAAGATATAGTCCTCTAGGGTGTCTGCCAAGTCAGTCTATATCCAGTTTATATTGTCTTGGAGTTTATATTATACAAAAAAAAAGGGGACTCGTAAGTCCCCTCCTTTAATTTATGTTAAAAGATTTAAGCGGCTCCTGGTGAACCAAAAATACCTCTTGGATCAGAGAATCCAAAAGAATATCTTTCTCTTGCTTTAAATCTTACATTACCTGTATCAAAGTCACCCTCAATAGCAGTTTTAACAGGACTTCTTACGAATTGTTTCAATCCGTTAGGCGCATCTGTCATAATGAAGAAAGCATCAGTATCTGTTAGATAGTGATTAACTCTATAACCTTGTGGGATCATACCCATAGAAGCCATAGCATTAATGTCATTATCAGCAGTACCTACTCTTTGTGGAGATCTTAAAATTCTTTCAGCAGTAAACTGAAGTTCTTTTGGAATAATCAGTTTAACACCTTGCATTGCAATTTTAAGTCCTCTTTCATCAACAAATGCAGCAATGTCAATTAAAGACTGCTCAAGTGATGTTTCTGAAAGGTCAGCCGCAGTAGACAATTCGTTTCTGAATGTCCCACCAGTAGCAATTGGGTGGTCAGTAGCACAAAGCTCTTTACCATCGCCACCTGCAAAACTAGAGTTGAATGCATTGTTTAATACATTTGCAGCTTTTACTTGTTTAGTGTTAGCCATAGAACGAGCTAAGGCTCTTGTATAACGAGCAGCTAATCTGTCATACAGATTATCTTCAATCGCTTCTTCAGTGATAGCGAATGCCATTGCAATAGTTTCGTGAGTGTACCTTGCAGTAAACGATTCAGTTGCTTGGTCAAAAGTAACCGCGCTACCTTCAGTTTTTACCGGTGCACTACCAAAACCTGTTAGCATCACTTCTTCTTCAAAAGCTCTGTCTGATGCTTCTGATGCAAAGATTTCAGCATGTTCGTTTTCGTATCTATTATATTCTAAGCCAAAGAGAGCATTTAAACCAGGCTCTAGCTCTTTGACCAGTTGTGATCTTGAAATAGCCATATTTTATCTCCCTATACCCCAGTATCTGCAGCCGCTGATGGCGGATTCAGAAAATGGTTTTGGATTCTAACCACAACATTTGTATTTGCTGTAGTAGTATCCTCATTGTTAACATCTTGGCTTATATCTACTGCCTGCAATGGAATTGCATTTGTAGAGTCCGCAGTGCTGGTATCTAGTTGCACTTTGGATATGCCGGTTGCTGTGTTCCCAGTTACGTTTGTAGTTTTGTAGCCAATAAACAGACCTGCTCTTGTCATAGCTTCGTCTGAATCAACTAAAAATAACGTGTTAGGATCATCAATCACATTAGCAACAATATCACTAGCATTAATACTGCCAGGATAGTAATTACTAAATGTTGGTTTACTCGTAGTTGGATCAGTATAAAATACACCATTGAAAACACCAATTGGTTTCACAGCACCTGAACTTGCAGTAACATCATAACGTTCAATGTTTCCTGCTGCTACTGGAACTACCAAGTCACCTTGGAAAATAGCTGTTCCATAATTGGCTGCAATAGTATACCTATTCTGAGCATTATTCCACGGAGCACCATTGAGCGATTTATAAGGTCTTAGACCAAACTTTTCACTTTGATTTGCCATAAAATATCTCCTTTATAAGGCATTAATATTACAGCGATGGCTTTTATCAAAAAATTATTCTGACTTACGACCACCACCAAAAGTTACACGAGATTGTCTATTAACATTAATAGGCATCTCTGGTCGTTGCTCCCTTAGAATGTCTTGATCTACGGCCTTAACTTGGTCAGCAGTAACTTTTTGGAAATACTGCTTGCGTGATTCAACAATTTCTTCAGGTATCCTTGCCAACACAAGGCCACCAACCCCAATTAACCCCTGATAAGTTCCAGAACGAATTACAGGAAAGTCGTGATCACCAAGACTGTTTTGGATTTCTTCTGCTCTCACAAATTCCCATCCTTCTCTTAGTTTTTTGGACACATTACCTGTATCCTCTTGTCCCATAAATTCTGTCCTTATCCACCTATGCACAAAACCTTTTGGTGCAGGGGGTGCATCTAGACTTGATGGAGGTGCCCAAGGCTTATTCCTTGCTGGTTTAGTTTCTTGTGACACGCGTGAGGTTCTATTTAATTTATCATTCATTTTTTTACTCCTTCACGAATTTTGCGTATTCTTCTAGTGGCACTCCTAATTTTTTGGCAATAGCCACCTGTGAACGAGTGAGTTTCACAGTCCTGCGTCCTTCCTGTTTACGCCCCGCAGAGGCAACAGTTTGAACGGGTTTCTTTTCACTAGCAAACTTACTTGGGAAATAATCCCTCATTTGTTTGTTTATCTCATTGTAATATTCATCAGACTCTGAGTCAAACCCTTGCGCTACTAAATCTTGATGAATCCCAAAAGCGGCATTGGTCATGACTCTATCACTACCAAACCACTCATTTTCTTTTGCCCACTCTTGTGCTCTTGGACTTGCTGGTTGAACAGGAGTCTCAGCAGGGGCTTGTGTTTCTTGTTTTGGTGTTTCTTCAACTTGTTTCTTCTTTTCTTCTTTTTGTGCAGAATGAATTTTTGCTTTTTCTTTTTCAACAGCTAATT